CAGCCAGGGCGCGCATCGCCCACCACGCGTTCCTCAGTCACCCGGATGAGGCCAGGGTACTGGATGTGCAATCCGCTAGGTAGGGTAATCCCTATCTCGTCCGTCTTGCACAGGCCTGGGATGTCGATCGTGGTCTCATTGCCGTAGTGCAGGGACTCCAACGCCTTGTTGGCACGCTCCCACAGCTCAGGGATGCGGTTGTACGTCTGCCGGTACGTCATGATGATGGACTTGGCTTCGGCTTCAGACACCTCCACCCCAGCTTGCAGCTTCAGGAACGCCCGCAGCTTGACGTGCCCAACGCCGTAGCCCGCGCCCAGAATCACGGTCTTGCCCACCTGCCGTTGCTCTTTGGTGACCTTGTCAATCGGCACCCCGTAGATGATGCTGGCCATGATTTTGTAGACGTCTTTCTTGTCCTCAAAGGCTTGCACCAAGTCGTGCTGCCCGGCCATCCAGGCCAGGGTCCGCGCCTCGATCTGCGAAGAGTCGCAGTCAATCACAACGTGCCCGGGGGGTGCCTTGATAGCCTTCTTGAGCTTGCCGCCGTACAGGCCCCGTGCAGGGATGTTTTGCAGGTTGACCTTGTCTTGCCCTGACCAGCGCCCAGAATGCGCGCCGTAGTACCGCAGAGGCACCGGGAACGCCCCTCGCGTGGACATGCCAATGAAGCGCTCAGTGCGGGTCTCTTCCAACGTGGTCTTGTGCCCCAGCCGGGCGGATACCAACGCCTGCACCTGCTCGTCAGGGTGCTCAGCCAGGGTCTTCATGGCTTCGTCTGTCTTGGCAAACGCGTAGGTCATGCGCCCCGTGGTGGCACTGAGCTTCATGGGCGGGTCCACATTGGCCAGCCGCAGCATCTCTGCAAACTTCTCGTTGGACATCAGCAGCTTCTTGATGCCGTCCATGCCTTCTGAAAAGATCATGTGGACAAAGTCAGGGTTGGCCCCTTCCAGCATTTTGTCGCGCAGTTGTTCAAGCAGGGATTCCTTGCGGTCGCGCACGTCTTGCAGGTGGTCCTTCAGCATCTGGCCATCCAGCACCAGCCTTGGCTCGATGAAGAGGCGCAGAGTCAGGTCCAGCAGCTTCATCTCCTGCAAGGGAAAGCCCTCGGCCAGGTACTTCTGGAACAGCGCATAGGTTAGGTCCACGTCATTGATACAGTACGCGCCGTAGACCTCCAAGTCGGAGGGGTAGAAGTCAGCGAAGCGCTTGCCCAGCGCACGCACAACCTCATCGCCCTTCTCACCAAGGTTCGCACGCTCTGCCTGCGATTTAAGGCTGTGAGATTTCTCATGCGGGTACAGGGCACGCGACATGCCCATGATGTCTGTCCATGCCTTGGGCTTAATACCGTAGCGCCACGCCATGATGGCGCCATCGAACGCAGTGTTCTGTGCCACGACCAGCTTGTCCGACCAGTCAATGGCATTGAGCGCTTCCTCTACGTCTGGCTTGGGTACCCAGAATGTGGGCAGCCCCCCGTGCTTGATGGCAACGCCAATGGTCTCGAACTGCGGCGAGCGCACGTACTCCTCCGTGGTGAGCTTGGTGAGGCTGTACTCAGAGGAGTAGTAGGTTTCGAAATCAATGGTGACAATGTTCATTCGCTGTCCTTGGCCCAGGCGCGGATTTTCGCCTCAGTTTCCATGCGCTGCATCTCTAGTCGGAGCTGGTCGTTGATTTTTTGGGTGCTTGGGGAGATCGTTGCCCCCAAGCCGCTTTCGTTGTAGTACAAAACCTGCCTGCCTTCCCCTTTTATTGGTGCGTTATGGAACCCCTGGCCTACCTTCAGCGGGGCAGTCACCGTCAGGCGGGGGGCGTCTTTCTCCTCCCGGTCAAACGTCTGCGCAATGATGTTGGCAGTGAATGCCTGCCGCGCCATCTTGCGGTACGCCACCAACAGCGCAGCCTTTTCCTCGGCGGTCAGGTGCATGAACGGGTCGCGGCCGCCATCTCCGGCGAGTATGGACTCCAGCCCCTGGGCTATGTTGTAAAAGCGCGGAGTATGCCCCCCGTAAGCCCTTGAGCTTGGGTCGTAGATGAAGTCCTGCGGGAAGTGCTCCATGCGGTCAATGAGAATCTGCACACCCTCAAGCATCTCGGTTGACTTCGGTGTAGATGTCGAATTGTTCGTAGTTGGATTTGGCGTTTCTGATGTCATGCAGGCACCCAATGAGATAGGTTAAGTTGTTTTCGTTGATGACCAATGCCAGACCCCCCGCGCTGTCGATGTGACGTAGTGCGCTGATCTGCAACATAGTGGGCTTGTTGCTCCCCGCCTTTGCTTCGATACCCACGAAGCGCCCGTCAATGCAGGCAAGGATGTCAGGGGTGCCAGCCTTTGCGTACTGGCCCCCGATGTAGTTCACGGCGTAAGCCTCCGCACCCTTGAGGATGCGGTGTATCTTGTCTTTGACCTTGGACTCAGGCGTTGCCACGTTCGAGGTGCTCAGTCAAACGCTCAAGGTAGTGCCGTGCCTTGTACACGTCTTCGATGCCGTTCTTGTCTTTGTAGCGGGCGATGTACTTGATGACGTTGCCACGCAGGTAGCCTTCGAATTCCTCTGGGGTCATCCATGACTCCATCGCAGTCCAAGGTTGGATTGACTTGGCGCGGTAGTGCTCGCCGCCCACCTGCCTGTCGCTGGCAAGCGCTCGGTCTGCCATAGCTTCCATTTGCCTTGCAAGTTCTTCCATCGCTTCTTTCTCTTCGTCTGTTACTTCTGGGTACGTCAGAATGGTTGGTTGCCCGATCATAATAGTGCGTCCTCAATCTCTGATAAGTTGTTGCCAGATTGTTTTTGGTTTTTCGGGAACCGGCTTGGGTCCAGGCGGGTGAACGGCCACCACGCTTGCAGTTCCTGCTGCGTCAGTCGGTGCATTGGTTTTTCCTTTGTTGATGACGTTGTTGAGATAGGCGCGGAGCCACTTAGCGCCGCCGAGTTTGTAGAAGGCTTCACGTTGTTCTTCCGTTAAGCGTGCGCCTACGAAGCCCTTTTGTCCGGTGAGTGCAGACTTGGGCCGTGGCATTACTGGCTCATCCACCCACTGAAGGGGCACTTCTTTTCTTCGCTTTCCCGCACACGGCGGTAGGCACGGTAGCGGTTGATGTTGGCGATCTTCTCGCCTTGCATCAGCTTGTCGAATTCTTCCCGTGCAACCATGTGATGGTGCAACTTCAATGGTCGCTCCGTGAGGGGCGTCAAGTGTACCAGCGGTTGCTGAAACATCAGCCTGTGTTCGATAGGCGTGTGCCCTCTTGCGAACATGATGTTGACATTCAGCGAGTACTGGTACTTGAACTCCGTGGTGCCAGGCAGGAGGATCATGTCGTTGGGGCGTGGGTAGCTCCACGTGGGTTGCTCCCACATCCACATGATGTCTTCCTTGCACTTCGCCGCCCAAGGGTTGCTCATCTTAATGTGGCAGTAGTGCGTGTCCGGCAGGTACGACCCGCGCAGCATCTCAGGGTGTTGCGATACATGCGTGGTGTTGTCCGAGAACGCCGCCTCAAAGAACGGGTCACCGACAGGGCCAGTGCGGCAGATAAAGTCAGACCACAGCGGCTGGATGAAGCCGTGCTTGTAGTAGTCCACCATCCCCATACAGCGGCGCATGGTCGCCGTGGGAAAGATACTGCCCTTCATGGGTATCTCTGTCTTGAGTTCTTTCCACCAGTCGGGGTAGAACTGTGCGGCTGGCTTGGGTTTTGCCGCATCGTAAATCATCTGTCTGCATGTGAACAGGTCAAGGTTCACAGGCTTGTGTTTGAAAATGAATAGCATGGGTTACTCCTGACGAATGCAGAGGTGTCGAATTTCTTTAGCGCTGCCTTTGACAAGCGGCTTTGTTGCCGCTCCAGCCGCTTCGCAGTGCTGCTCCGATTTGAACCCGGTGATGTGTGTCAGCGTTACGCTGTCGCCCGAAGCAAGCATGCCTGCGTATATGAAGATCACTAAAGTCCAGCTCATACTCATCCTCCAAAAAGGGCGTTGAGCTTATCACGCAATGCACGAGCCTCTGCAATAGTCAACGACTCAATGTCCAGATCAAACACAGAACGCATCTGCGGGGCGGGGGAACTAACGGTTAGTTCGGGCTTCGGTGCCGGGGGAACTTTGCGCTCAGAGGTGTCCAGGGTAAACAGGTCCATTTGATTCACTTGTTTTTTGGCCGCCTTCTTGGGCTTAGCTTTTACAGGATTGCTCATGCGTTTGCCACGCCCCACGCCTAATTGTTCAGCCGGGGACATGTACTTGTCCACTGCGGCATGGTATACGCCGCCGTAATTGTTTTTGCCTGTGCCACCAGACTTGATAATCAAATGGCGCTTTGCCATGGCGGCCAGCAGTGAACTTACAGACCCCTTCGGAATCTGAGGGACATGCGATTCAATCTGCACGCCTGTCAAACCGGGGTTTGCTTTCACAAAGTTAAACAGGGCTTCGTTGTAGGGGATGGGCGTGGTTGTATCCATGGTGGGTGTGCTCTCAGGTTGGGCTTCGGGTTGCTCAGGTTGTTCCCAAGCGTGGATTACTTTCTCAAGTTCTGAACGTAGGTCTGGCATTTCATTCTCCGTAATGTTCCAATTCATCTTCTAGTCGTTGCACTTCATCCTGCAAGTCTTTGATGTCTCGCAGGCGCATCTCCAGCCTCTCGGCAAGGATGTTGACGAGCTTTTCTTTGTGCGTCTCCATGTGGATGCGCCGCAGTAGCTCCGCGTCAGTTAGGAAGTCGTAGTTCATACATCAATGTACTCCGTTAGGTTGAATTGTTTGTCGGTGCTGAACCATAGGATCAGGTCGGGCGGCGGGGCAGTCGCACGGTTCACCGTGTTAGCCACCACAGCCACGTCCACAATCTTCACAAGCCACTCGGGGCGAGTAGCCAGCTTGCCATGTGCCGAACGATGTACGTCAGGCGGGTTGAAGAAACCCTGAAGCCTGTACGTGTCGCCGGTCTGTTCGTATCGGAATTCGTATCCGTCTTTGGTCATTGGTTGTTCTTTTAGAAAGTCGTGTTGCATTTGGCGGAGGAAGTCACGCACCTGGGTTATCGTCAGGTCCATCTTCAACCCCCCAGTCAAACGCCGCCAGAATCTCGTCCACCTTCTGCTTGGTCAGCGTTCGGGTGCTGTCCTCCTCCCGCAGTTCTTTGGGAGTTACACCAGACAATACCTCCTCAAGCTTACGCCTAGCTTTCTCCAACGAAGGGTCTTGCATGATGTTCATGTGGGTGAGCAGCTCGCACATTTCCAAGGCGCCAGTCACGATCGTGTCGTGGAAGATGCGCTTCTTGCCGTCATCCTCAACCACCAGGCGGTCACTGAGGCGCTTC